TAGGAATGGGGCTATAGGCTGCCCCCCCGGTCTTAGGAAATGGAATTATATGGTAAACAGGGAGAACGGTATGAAGGGTAGACAAAGGAGATAAATCTCGCGTGCGAGGGAAAAATTAAAGCTGAGGAGGGAATCTAAATGGAAGCAGTCGATAAAATAAAGGAATCTTTAATAAAACAGTTAAAAAATAAGGATGCAGATGTAGAACATTTCCTAAGTTTAGTTGATGATTATATTTGGTATTGGAAACAAGAGAAGGAAATGCAAGATGACGTCTCTGATAATGGAAGAACCTATAAAGCATCTTCCGCTGCTGGTAAAGAGTATGATAAAGAAAACCCCTCCATAAAAAATGCTTTAATGTATAATAAGCAAAAACTAGCAATCCTTAAACAATTGGAGCTAACAACCAAGAATGCCTCGAGCAATACGAGTGATGAATTGTAATCTAATACCTGAGATACAGGATTATATCAATTGGGTGCGTAGCGGAAATATAGAGGTTTGCAAAGAACAATTATTATTGTGTGATTATACAGAACGTATATTTCTAACTGAGGAACTTTATATTAATGTGGAACAGCTTGAAAAGTATCTTGATTTGCAAAAGTACTTTCCGTTTAAACTTCTCGATTGGGAAATATTTTGTTTTACATTACATAATTGTGTTTATAAGATGGACGGGCAGTTAAGGTGGCCAGTCCTTTTTATTTTAGTAGGTCGTGGAGCAGGGAAGAATGGTTACCTTGCCTTTGAAGATTTTTGCTTATTAACTCCTGTTAATGGAATCAAATATTATTTTATTGATATATTTGCAATGTCTGAGGATCAAGCAAAAACTACATTTGAAGATGTCTATAATGTCCTGGAAGAAAATGAGTTAAAACTCAAAAATCACTTTCATTGGACTAAAGAAGAGATTGTAAATTTAAAGACTAAGTCAAGGTTAAAATTTCGTACAAGTGGGGTTAAAACAAAGGATGGTGGAAGACCAGGCAAAATTGATTTTGATGAATTCCATGCTTATGAATCCTCTAAGATTGTTGATACTACGACATCTGGACTGGGTAAAAAAGCACACCCAAGACGTACAATTATTTCAACAGATGGAGATGTAAGAGACGGTCCATTAGATAAAATTATAGCAAGAAGCGAATCAATTTTAGAAGGAATAATATCTGATAATGGGACACTTCCCTTTATGTGTAAATTAGATGACATAAAAGAAATTAAAAATAAGATTGCGTGGCCTAAAGCTAATCCAAGTTTACCTTTCTTCCCAATACTACAACATGAATTAGATATAGAATATGGTGATTATATACAAGACCCTATTTCAAATTCGTCCTTTGCAACTAAAAGAATGAATATGCCTCAAGGGAATAAAGATGTTGAAGTAACTAGTTGGGAGAATATTCTTGCAACAAATCAAGAAATGCCCGACTTTGAAGGAAACACTTGTGTTGTTGGTATTGACTATGCAAAGACTACTGACTTTGTATGTGCCGGACTTCTTTTTAAGTTTAAAAGCAAATATTATTGGATGTCTCATACGTGGGTATGTAAAAAATGCAATGACCTTGGAAGAATTAAAGCACCATTATTAGAGTGGGAAGAACGAGGTCTGCTAGATTTTGTAGATGCAGTTGAGGTATCTCCAGACATTCCTGCTGAATGGCTACAGGAACAAGCATTAAAATATAACCTAACTATTCTGGGTATGGATAATTATAGATACACATTGTTAGCTAAATCGCTTAAGGCGGTTGGATTTGACACAGATAAAACAGGATCTAATAATATAAGGCTCATAAGGCCTAGTAATGAAATGCTCATAGCACCTACCGTAACAAGCTTATTTGCTAATCACAGTATAGTATGGGGTGACAATCCATTAATGCGGTGGTATACGAATAATACATGCAAAAAGCCTGAAGCACATGATAATACAACCTACGGAAAGATAGAGCCAAAGAGCAGAAAGACAGATGGCTTTAAGGCTTTTATAGCTGCAATGTGTGTAAGTGAAGATTTAGAAGATGTTGGAGAAACAGTAGATATTGATTATGGAGTTTATACATATTAAAAACTAAGCTTTGGAAACAAGGCTTTTTATTATGCCCTGAAGGGAGGTGATAAATTGAAATTTACTGAATGGATATCTAGTTTTTTCGGTGTAGGGCAAGATTCTATTCCTGTAGACCAAAAGGAATTATCCTGTGAGGAGACCAAGCTAGCTATAGAGGTCTTTGCAATAAGCTCTGCAATTAATTTAATAGCCAGTGCAATTTCTAAGTGTGAATTTAAGACATATTTAAAATACGCTGAAAGTAAAGCAGACGAATATTATCTTTGGAATATTGAACCTAATAAGAATCAAAATTCAAGCCAATTTCTCCAGGCTCTTGTAACTAAATTACTCTATAATAATGAATGCCTTGTCCTTGATGTTGGTGGACAACTCATTATTGCAGATAGCTTTTATCAAAATGAGTATGCTGTCGTAGAAAACTATTTTACTAGTGTAACAAGTGGAACAATGTGTTTTAACCGCTCATTCAAAATGAGTGAAGTACTTTACTTCAAATTAGGTGATAACGATATTAGAGTTTTATTATCTAATGTGATAAAAGGATATAGTAATTTAACAAATATGGCCATGGGTAAATATAACCGCAGTGGTGGAAGAAAAGGAATTTTAGATATTGACGCAACCGCAACTGGAGATAAAAACTTTCAAACTAAATTTGATGATTTAATGAATGTCAGATTTAAGAGCTATTTCGAGGCTGAAAACGCTGTACTTCCATTACATAAAGGCTACAAATACACTGAGCAAGGTGGTGAAGCTGGTAAGAAATCATCTAGTGAAATTACCGATATAGTCGCTTTAACAAAAGAAATATTTGATAAAGTAGCTCAAGCTTTTAAAATTCCTCCGTCTTTACTAAGAGGAGATATTTCCGATATTGGAAGCCTTACAGACAATCTATTAACTTTCTGTATAGATCCGCTAGTAGATATGATGTCCGAAGAAACTAATCGTAAAAGATATGGCAAAGTTCCTTACCTGAGCGGCTCATATTTAAAAATTGATACTACATGTATACGTCACATTGATTTATTTAGTATATCGGTAGCATTTGATAAGCTGATTGCCTCAGGTGGCTATAGTATAAACGACTTAAGAGTAAAATGTGGCGATACAAAAATAGAGGAGGGCTGGGCAGATCAACATTACATCACTAAAAACTATGAAAAAATAGAAGCCTTAGGGCAAGAAGTGAAGGGAGGTTAAAAATATGAGCAAAACAAACTTTATAATTAAGCAGGCAGCCGTACCAGGCTCGATGGATTTATATATTTACGATGATGTTGCTGGTGATAGTACAGATTGGTGGAGCGGTGTTGTAACAGAAAGTGAGACATCTGCAAACTTTATAAAAAACCAATTAGAAGCTGCTGGAGAGATCCAAAATATAAATATTTATATCAATAGTTATGGTGGCGAAGTAAAAGAAGGACTAGGAATCTACAATCTTTTAAAAAGACATCCAGCTCAAAAGACAGTTTATGTCGATGGATTTGCTTGCTCTATAGCATCTGTTATAGCTATGGCAGGAGATAAGGTTATTATGGGCACGAATACTCTAATGATGATACACCATGCTTCCATGTGTGTTTATGGTAATGCTGAAGAACTTAGAAAAGCAGCCAACGACATTGAAGTAATAGACAGTGCAAGTTGTTCATCTTATCTTGCAAAGGCTGGTAACAAATTAACGCAAGAAGCTTTAATAACTTTACTAAATGGACAAACATGGCTTAGCGCTACCCAATGTTTAGAATATGGACTAGCTGATGAAATAGCTGGGGTAGAAGATAAAACTATAACGGTGGCAAAGCAAAGGCTTAAACAGTCCGTAGAGGATGAAATAAAACAACATAAGGATCCTTTAAAAGTTCCAAAGGAATTAGAAATACAGAAAACCAATGCTGAAAAATTAATGGCAGCATTAAAAATAAAATTCACGGAGGTATAAAAAATGAAATCAAAAGACTTAATCATGCAAGAATTAAAGGACAACTTGGTGGCAGCATTTAAAAGTACTGATGAAAATAAGATAGCACAAGCTTTCACAAGTTTTGCAGAAACAGTTCAAACAAGTGTGTTGGATGAGTTCAAAGCTTATCAGGAAACCCAGGACAATAGCATTCTCTCTAAGAGAGGTATGCATCCGTTAACTTCTCAAGAGGTTAAATTTTATACAGGTGTAATTTCAGCCATGAATGCAGAAAATCCAAGACAGGCTTTTGAAGGTCTTGATAATGCATTCCCAGAAACTGTTATAGACAACGTGCTTCAGGACATCAAAGATGCACATCCATTATTAAGTGCAATTAACTTTACTAACACAACTGCTTTAACAAAAATAATTGTCAATAAAGAAGGAGCTCAACTTGCAGTATGGGGTGCTTTAAATAGTGCAATTACTGCTGAACTTTCTGGCTCAATCGGTAAAATCAATCTTACTGAATGTAAATTATCTGCTTTTATACCAGTATCAAAGGATATGCTAGCAGTAGGCCCAGTATGGATAGATGCATATGTTAGAGGCATATTAGCTGAGGCTATTGCGTTAGCTCTTGAAACTGCTATCGTCGATGGAACTGGTAACAATATGCCTATAGGAATGGACCGTGATGTAACTGATGGTGTTACTATAACTGGTGGTGTATACCCTCTAAAAACAGCTAAGGTTATAACCAATCTTTCGCCTGCAGCATATGGGGAAATATTGGACACGCTATCAACTACACCAACAGGGAAAGCAAGAGCTATAAATAATCTTCTTTTCATAGTTAATCCAAGGGATTATTTTACCAAGGTAATGCCTGCTACAACTATATTAAGACCCGACGGAACATATGCAAATGATATATTCCCATTCCCAACTACGGTTGTTCAGAGCTCAGGTGCACCAATAGGAAAGGCTGTTGTAGGAATCGCAAATAAATACTTTATGGGTATTGGTGCTGGTACTACTGGTGGAAAAGTAGAGTTTTCAGATGACTTTAAATTCTTAGATGATGAAAGAGTTTATCTAATTAAACTTTATGGTAATGGTAGAGCATTAGATAATAATGCCTTCATGCTTCTTGACATCACTGGAATTACTCCATTGGTTCCTTCAGTGGCGGTTTCCGGCATTGTTAATACTAAAGAACAAATTTAATTGAGGTGATCTAATTGCCAGAAGAATTATTAATTGATGTTAAAAGCTATCTCCATATTACTTGGGTAGATGCTGAAATGGATAAGAATCTTACTGGCTTTATAAATCGAGGAATGGCACGCTTGCAAGAAATTGCAGGGGTGCCTCTTGATTTTGAGGTAGAAGCTTCAGCGAGGGCTCTATTATTTGATTATTGTAGATATGCAAATAGTCAGGCCCTAGAAATGTTTGAAAAGAACTTCATATCTGAACTCCTGAGTTTACACATTAAATCCCAAGTAGATGCCGTGGAGGACGTGGTGATTCCATGAAAATTAAAACCGATACTGAATTTATAAGTTTTAGTGATGGTGTATGCGATATTTACACCACCGATGAAGACAATATAAGAATGGAAAATAAGTACAGTAACCTAGGTTTTAGCAAACGTATATTAGGTTTTAAAAGATATTTTGAAGCATCGGCTAGAGAAATTGATATAAATAGAGTTATAAGAATCCCGTTACTACTTGGTATCGATAATTATGATTTTGTAGAAATTGATTCTGTAAAATATGGAGTTAAGATGGTCCAAGAAATATATGATACTAACCCACAAAGTATTGATTTAACTCTAGACAAAGCGAGGTGACACCATGAGCAATGTTAAAGCTGATGGACTTGCAGATCTGATCGCAAAGTATATGAATAATTACTCCCAAGATGTTACAGATAGAATTAAGGCTGCGGTTGATATAGTTGCAAAAGAAGTAAATACAGAAATAAAAGCACACATAACTTTTAAACAGCCAACAGGCGACTACGTAAAAGCTTTTAGGATTAAAACATCATATGAAGACAAATGCAATAAAGGAAAGATTTGGTATGTATCTGGTGGAGAATATAGGCTAACACATCTATTAGAAAATGGACATGCTAAAAAGGGCGGCGGAAGGACAGATGCTTTTCCACATATAATTTTTGGAGAATCCCTTGCTCAAAAACGCATGGAAGAACTTTCAAGGGAGGCTATCGAGAATGCTAAGTGATATTGAAACGTGGTTGGAAACTACAGGACTGAAAGTATCGGAAGAGCGTTTTCTAAAGCCTCCTCCTTTGCCTTACATTATATTTACAGACAATACCGGCATAGGCGGATCTGATAGCAAAAATTGTATAGCAGATAGAATCATCAGTATTGAGTTATATTCTTTGGCGGTGGATCATATCTCAGAAGCATTGATAGAAGCTCTATTGGATGAAAAGGCAATTAAGTATAAAAGAGATCGTATATGGATAGACACCGAAATGATGTTTGAAACCATATACGATTTTAATTTTGTAGAAAAATTTTAGGAGGTAATTAAATGTCAGTAGAAGGTGAAAAAATAGTACTAGGATCTGGAAAACTATATATAGATGTATTTACCGCGGGAGCAATTCCTACAGATGAATTATTGGAAGTTGAGACTAATTTATTAGGTCTTATTTCAGGTGGAGCAACATTAGATTATAAGCCTAAATTTTACGAGGCAACCGATGATTTAGCACTTGTAAGCAAGACAATTCTAACAGAAGAAGTTGTAACTATGAAATCTGGAATAATGACTTGGTGCGGTAAAACATTAGAAAAATTATGTGCAACCGCTAGAGTTACAGAAGCATTAGGAAAAAGAACCGTAAAAATCGGTGGTATTGGTAATCAAGATGGGAAATTATATGTAATAAGATTTGTTCATCAAGATGCTATGGATGGGGATATACGTGTAACCATTGTGGGAAACAACCAAGCTGGCTTTGCTTTTAATTTTGTAAAAGACAAAGAAACAATAATAGATGCAGTATTTACGGCAATGCCTATGGATTCAGAAGGCACCAAGATTATATACGAGGAAGATATTCCTACAATTTAATAAAATAGGGGCTACTAGCCCCTTCCAGGAGGAAATAAATGTTTGACATATCAACAGTTAACAAACGATATTTTGCTATAAAAATAGGGGATTTAATACTTGAGGTAGAACCGCCAAAAGTAAAGACCCTAAAGAAAATTACTGCATTGTCCAAGGCGAAAAATGAAGATGCAATGGATGAACTATCTCAAGCCATTGGGATAATATTGAGTAAAAATAAAGCTGGATATAAAATACCTGATGAAATGATTGATGAATTGGATCTTGACCAGATGAATGAAATTCTAACAGCTTATTTTGAATGGTTAAGTAAAGAGAAAAACTCAAAAAACTAAAAATCCCTTATTATGATGACGGTGGTGATAAGGGACACTTTGAGGTAAACACATTGGAAGAAAAGATTGTTTGTAAATACACGGGATGTGACTTTGATAGATTAGAAAGTATGAAAGTATTTGAATATTGGTTATTGCTCAGGGATGCAGTAATTTATAACTATTCGCAGAGTGAGGAAGGCCGAGAATATTTAGATAATTGCTGGCGCATGGAGCAAACAGAACCTGATCGAGAAGGATTAAGAAGAAAAGTAGGCAAAAGTTGACATATTTCTTTTATAGTTTTAATATAGAAATATATGAAGGGATGTGTTAATTATGGAAGCTATATTAACCTTAAAAGGTGTTAATGGACAAGTGGAACTATATACAGATAAAATTATAATCAAGAGAAAAGGCACTTTAGCAAAAATGACACAAGGATTTTTCAAGGGTGACAAAACTCTCTACATAAATCAAATAACAGGTATACAAATTAGGCAAGGTGGGAATTTCATAAATGGATATATACAGTTTACAGTACCTGGTGGGATAGAAAATAAAAAAGGTATTGCCGATGCTACTCAAGATGAGAATACCGTAATGTTTGCTAAAAAGTATAATGTATTAGTAAGCGAAATTAAAGAAAAGATTGAAGAAATGCAACAAGCATCTGTAGGCCAAATAGTTAATCAGCTAAGTTCAGCAGATGAAATTAAAAAATATAAAGAATTACTTGATACTGGAGTAATTACCGATATTGAATTTAATGTAAAGAAAAAGCAATTATTAAATATATAGTGATGATAAATCAAAAGAGCTTTGAACAGGCTCTTTTTTTTAATGCACTTTTTTTTCAGGAAGGAGGAGAACTATGGATGGATAATAGTTGTATATATAAAATAACTAACAATCAAAACAATATGGTATATGTTGGACAAACTATAGTAGGATTTAAAAGAAGAATTGCAACACACAAATGGGAGTTGAAAAGCAACAGGCATAAGAACGAGCACCTTCAAAGAGCATGGAGCTTATATGGTGAAGATAATTTTAAATTTTCTATAATAGAACTTTGCAATAAAGAAAACATAGATGGAAGAGAAATGTTTTGGATTAAAGAATTAAATACAATGGATGAAAAGTTTGGATATAATTTAGAGAGTGGTGGCAATAAAAACAAATATGCTTCAAATGAGACAAAATTAAAAGTTTCTAAAGGTGTTAGATTAGCTCAGATGAAGCCAGAGTATAAAACGAAGATGAAAATATATCGTGATAATCACAGTGGCTCAAATAATCCTAGTTCTAAAAGTGTGATTTGCCTAAATGATGGACTTATATATGGAGCACTTTCAGAGGCTAGTATATATTATGAAGTTCCCATAACACAAGTTTCTAGGGTTGTATCAGGTGATAGAATTTCGATTTATTGTAAAAAGCTTAAAAAATATTTACAATTTTCATTTTATGAAAAAGATAAACAATATAGCTTAAAAGATAATAAAAATATAAAAGAGCCTGTAAAAGTTATATGCGTTACCACTAAAGAAATATTTGAAAGTACACATAAAGCAGCCATTCATTACAATTTATCTCAGGGGAGTTTAGTTAGATGCTGTAAAGGCGAGGGCAGATATTATGGCAAAGATGCTAATGGGAATCCTTTATTGTGGGAATATTTATCAAATTATGATGAGAATAAAAAATATAAAATATTGAAATATGAGGGCGATAGAAACCACAAGTCAAGAGCAGTTATTTGTATTACTACTGGTGAATATTTTGAATGCCAAAGCCAAGCAGAAAAAAAATATAATATATGTACAGGCAAAATTTCAATGACTTGTGCAGGGAAAAGAAAGCATGCCGGAAAATTAGAAAATGGCATTAGATTAGCATGGGAATACGCTTTAATATAGGCGTATTTTTTTATTACTAAAAATGAGGTGAAATTAGATGGCTGGTAACAATATAAAAGGAATTACCGTAATGATAAATGGGGACACTTCTCCCTTAGATAAAGCACTAAAAGGTGTGAACAAAACAAGTAGTGATTTAACAACAGAACTAAAACAGGTAAATTATCAGTTAAAATTTGAACCTAATAGCACTGTACTTTTAACTCAAAAACAACAGCTTTTGACTGAAAGCATAACGAATACTAAAGTTAAACTTGATGCTTTAAAGGAAGCTCAAAAACAAGTACAACTACAGTTTGAGCAGGGGAAGGTTAGCGAAGAACAATATAGAGCATTGCAAAGAGAAGTAATTAAAACAGCAGATCAATTGAAACTTTTAGAAAAGCAAGCAAAGAATAGCAATGTAGCATTAAGTAAAATAGCAGAAACGTCAGATAAAATTGCAAAAGGTTCCACTAAAGTAGGTCAAGCAATGATGCCAGCTACAATTGCAGTTGCGGCATTAGGTGGAGCGGCTGTAAAAATGGGTAGCGATTACATTGAAAGTTTAAATAAAGTAGACGTTGCTTTTGGGAGTTCTGCAAAAAGTGTTGAAAATTTCAGCAAAACAACATTAGATAGCTTTGGAATTGCATCAGGAACAGCTTTAGATATGGCAAGTAATTTTGGCGATATGGCAACAAGTATGGGATTACCTCAAGCTGCTGCTGCATTAATGTCTGAAAAATTAGTTGGATTAGGTGGTGATCTTGCTTCTTTTAAAAATATTTCAATTGATGAAGCTAATACTGCATTAGATAGTGTGTTTACAGGTGAAACGGAAAGTTTAAAAAAATTAGGTATAGTGATGACACAACAGAATTTGCAAGAGTTTGCAGCATCAAAGGGTATTAAAACTAAAATAGCAGATATGACACAACAAGAGCAGGTACAACTTAGATATAATTATGTTATGGCGAAAACTACGAGTGCACAAGGGGATTTTGCAAGAACCAGTGATGGAGCTGCTAATAGTACACGGGTAGCAACAGAAAGTATTAAAGAAGCAGGCGAAAGTATTGGAGTTATGTTAGCACCTATACTCGCAAAAGCAGCACAATATGTTGCAGGGTTAGCAAAGAATTTTAGCGGATTAAGCGATGGCACAAAAAAAACTATTTTAATTGTGTTAGCTATAGTGGCAGCAATAGCACCGTTGGCTTTTATAATAAGTGGTATTGCAACAGCTATTGGAGCACTCACCGTTGCATTCACATTTTTAATGGGCCCTATAGGATTGGTAATTTTAGCGATTGGTGCATTAATAGCAATAGGAGTTTTGCTTTATAAAAACTGGGATGTAGTAAGCACTTTCCTCGGCAAAATATTTAAGAGTATAGCTGACACTACGGTAAATGTTTTCAACGGAATTGTAGACTTCTTTAAAAACACATGGAATAGCATAACAACTACTGTAACTAATATTTGGAATGGTATAGGCACTTTCTTTACTAATCTTTGGGCAGGAATAAAAACCACTACGGAAAATGCTTGGAATGGAATTAAAGATTTCTTTTCGAATACTTGGAATAGCATCTCTATTGCTGCAACAAATGTTTTTAACGGGATAGAAAATTTCTTTTCAAATACATGGAACGGAATTAAAAATGTAGTTTCAAGTGTTTGGATTGGGATTAAAACTATTTTTACAAATACTATTAATGGAATTGTTACATTTGTAACCACTACCTTTTCTAATCAAATAGAAGATGTTAAAATTATATTTGCAAGCTTACAAATTATTTTCGAAAATGTATGGGATGTAATTAAAAACATATTCCTTGGGGCTATCCTTTTAATTATAGATTTAGTAACTGGAAACTTTACTAGATTAAAAGATGATGCAAGTCATATTTTCTCAAATTTATCTAATTTGTTTAGCAACATATGGGACAACATTAAAAATATTTTCAAATATGCGGTTCAGATTATAACAACTACATTATCCCAAGCATGGAGTTTAATTGTGAATGTAGCTATAGATGCATTTAATGGATTCAATAATTTTATGAGTTCATTATGGCAAGCGATATTGACTACTGCTTCAAATACATGGACTGCTGTTAAAACTACAGTATATAATTTAATTGTCGGAACTATAAATAGTGCTGTAGCAGCATGGAATGGATTTACAAGTTTCATATCTGGCTTATGGAATGCAATAACTAACACCGCTGTAGCAGCTTGGAATGGTTTTAAAGCCATAATCCATAATTTAATAACTGGCATTGTAAATGGAGCAATTAATATTTTTAATGGTGTTGTTACATTCTTTGCAAATCTTCCAGGCAACCTGTATAACTTAGGTGTAAATATGTTCAATGGTTTAAAAAATGGTATAGGCTCAATATTGAATGGATTAGGTGGGTTTATATCAAGCGGCTTCAATGCTGCGACTTCATTTATAACTTCTCTTCCAGGCAAGGCATATAGTTGGGGTATTGACTTTATACAAGGCTTAATCAATGGTATAAATGACAAAATAAGAGGTGTAGTTGATACTGTTACAAATGTTGCAGATAAGATAAGAAGACTATTACACTTTAGTACACCAGACGAAGGGCCATTAAAAGATTATGAATCATGGATGCCGGACTTTATGGGTGGGCTAGCAAAAGGAATAGAAAACAGCAAAAGTCTAGTTACAAATGCAGTAAAAGGTTTAGCTGCAAATGTTAATCTAGGAATGCAATTAACTCCGGCTATGGCTGGAATGGGAAGCATCGGAAGTTCAAGTCAAAATACTTCAAAACAAGGCGATACAAATATAAATTTCAATGGCTCTTATTCATTTGCAGACAAAAAAGATATAGATTATTTTATGAATAAAGCAGGGCAACTTGTGCAAAGGAGGCAAGGCTAATGCTTGTAAATAATTTGGATATAACAACATTTAAAGCTATACTCCTTTCAAAAGATATTCAGTCCTCAGAAGTAACTATATATGATGATTGGTTAAGACAATCAAACAACCCTCTTTATATGGGGAAGCAGGAGAAATATAAAAAAATAAAAATACAATTATTAGTAGAGGACATTGACAATGATAGCGTATTAAACGACATAAGTAATTTAGTTAAGCAGCTTGAAAAATGCACTCTAAAATTTGTTGATGTATCATTTTATTATGATTGTACTATAGTAAGCAGTTTAAATACTAAAATAGCAAATGGACATTACACTTTAGATGTTGAGCTTAAATCAGGCTATGCTTATAAGCTTGCAATAACTGAAACCCTAGACCATGTAGCCACCAAAACAATAAATGTACCAGGTAATCTCCCAACACCTGCAATAGTAACCGTAACAGCTCCAATAGATACAATTTCTTTAACTTTAACAGGCTTTGGAGATGATTCTATAACTATTAAAAATCTAAAAGCAAATATACCAGTAGTTATTGATGGAGAAGCTTGTACAGTAATGTCTAATGGACTTAATAAGTTTTCTGACACTGATATGTGGAGCTTCCCTGTATTGCAACCAGGAGCGAATATAATTACTACAAGCAGTTCTAATTGTGTAATACAAATTCAGTATAAACCAAAATATATATAGAAAAGGTGGTGAATAGAGTGAAATTTATTTTAAATCGGATATTAAAAAGAATAGGCATAAAAAAATCTATGCCTATTGCAATCCCTAGCTTTAATTGTGCTACATCATTTGCTAATATTCAAGTTGGCAAATTGACAGATGAAGAAATGAGGAAATTTGATTTAGGGCCTTACTCAAAGAAAAGCACTCCTGTTTCAGTTTCATTGTAAGGTTTATTAAATCGAAAAATATGTTGACCAGGAAGCATTTCTTCACATACAATTAATCCATTTTCGTAAGTTGAAATTCTCTGAAATCTTTCTGGTATACTGATGACAATATTTTCTTCCCTCTTAAATTCTCCATTTGTCTTTAAACTTATGGAGCCAGGATTAATGTTGTCATCTTTAAGATAAACATAGTTTAAATATTGTTCAATTTTACTCATAATTATCACCTCCTTTAAAAGGTATTTCTACAAAAATATACAATAACCTTTAATTGGAGGTATTTTATTACAAAAATTAAATGAAAGAAGGTATTAACAATGGTCAATGAAACAACAAATTTTTCAGCCGTAGTAATGGTAAAGGATACAAATAACGCAGATGTTCAAGTGGCTTACCTAAATGCTACTCTGGATACCAATAATCAAAACTTTAATATAGCAATGAGTGTTACCAATAAGGAATTGGTTGCAGCTAATGCCGAGGCAGTAAAGGCCCAATATGTGGAGTTTATGACAGCAGTAACAACTAGAGCTACAGAGTTAGGGTACGTTATATTTTAGTTTGAAAGGGGCAATATTAAATGAAAATTAGTAATGAAGTAATATTAAACAGTTCCACAAAACTTGGAGAAGTATCTCAGAAACAACTGCCTGTAAAGGTCAGCTATGCAATATCTAAAAACATAGCAAAGTTAGAGGCAGAATTAAAAATATATAATTCGGAAAGGGAAAAACTTATAGAAAAATATAGTGTTAAAGATGAAAATGGTAAAACTATTGTAGGCAAAAATAATCAAATTAAAATACAGCCAGAACATTTGGAAGATTGGAATAAAGATTTTATAGAACTTCTAGCAATAGAAAATGAAGTTGATATTCATAAGTTTAAAATAGATGAACTTAATGGATTTAATATCTCGCCATCAGAGCTTACAGCAATAGAATTTATGATAGAAGTGTAACAGCCTTTCTATCATAGGAGAGGAGGTGCCTAATGCTTCAATTATATGGATTAGCTCATAATAAAATAGATGGCCTTACGAATTATAAAGAACTGAATATTGTCAAAGAAATAAATATTGATGAAACTTTGTCTTTTCTTTTCCCGATTTCAGATCCAAAACATGATGCAATCCTTGAAGAGTGTTATATACAAACTAAGGACAATGAATATATAGTCAAAGAGGTTAACTATTCTGATGATGATTGGACAGCGTACATTTGTAAAATAAACATCGAAGGAATCAAAGGGAAAGAAGTAAGCCACTTTGAGACTGTAGAGCAAACTTGTACTAATTCAATAAATTTGGCATTAGTAGGTACAGGATGGACTATTGGAGTTTGTGATGTAGTAAAGCTCAGGACGGTAAGGAAAAATAACTGTAGTGCCTACATAGTGCTACAAGAAATTCAATCTGCTTATGGTTGCGAAATGTATTTTGATGGCATAAATAAAAAAGTTTATATCTATCAAGCTATGGGTTCAGATAAAGGCACTTATTTTGCAGAACAATTAAATCTTAAAAAGCTTGATGTGCAACGCAACTCATATGATTATATTACAAGACTTATCCCTTTAGGGAAAGATGGGTTAGGCATAGCAAGTATAAATGGTGGTTTAAATTATATCGAAAACTATCAGTACAGTGGAAAAATAATAACAGCGTATTGGGAAGATAACAGATACACTGATGCACAATCTTTAATGGATGATGGCATAGATAGGCTTGCTTATTTAAGCGTGCCTTACAAGTCCTACAGGGCTGATATATTAGACCTTAGTAGTAATAGTACCTATGGTATTTTAGATTACAGTTTAGGGGATACAATCACCTTGTTAGCCAAGAGCAAGGATATCAAGGAAAGGCAGAGAATAATTAAACTTACGAATTATCCAGAAGAGCCAGAGCGAAATACGGTTGAAATTGCTAATAAAATAGTAAGTTTAGAGGTTTTACAAGTTCGGTTGATTAATAGCGCTGATGTAGTGGATACAGTAACAACAAGTGATGGATTGGTAGACGGTACTAAAGTTGATGGTATAGATTGGACACAGCTTCAAAATGTTCATATCGTTATAGCCGACATACAGGATTTAAGTGTAGTTACAGCAAGAATAGGAACATTAGAAGTCACCACAGCTCATATTACTAATGGCATCATAGATAATGCCACAATAGATGTAGGCAAGGTTAATAACCTTAGTGCTACCTATGCCACAATAGTAAATCTAACAGCAACCAACGGTAATATCACCAGCTTAACCTCCAATATAGCTTCTATTAATACTTTATTAGCTGGGAACCTAGGTGCTGGTAATATAGCAGCAGGAGCAATTATAGCAGGCAGCGGAATAATTGCAGTTGGAGCTATAGGAAGTGCTCAAATAAGTGACTTATCGGCCTCAAAGATAACTGCTGGGATTATAGATGCTGCAATTATTACGGTTAAAAATCTAACAGCAGATAACATTACAGCAGGGACTATAAATGGTCAAAGAATAGCTGCTGGTGCAATAGATAATAGCAAAGTATCTGGTACAGCTAACATTGATGGGAGCAAGCTCAATATTTCTTCTGTGGTTACGGCGGTTAATGGTGGTACAACTAATATCCAGGCAAATAGAATTACTATAAATAGTAGTACGCTTGATGTACAGATAAGTAGTATTCTCAGTACACAGGCAAGTCAAGGTTCAACCATAACAACCCAAGGGGCTTCAATAACGGCTAATGCTTCAACTATAGCCCTAAAAGTTGATACCACTACTTACAACAGCTATGTAACTACAAATAATAGTGCTATAAGTACAATTAATACTTCTTTGAGTACACAGAGTAGTAGTATTTCAGTATTACAAGGACAAATCACTTTAAAAGTAACTCAAACAGATATTAATAATAGTATTGGTGCTATTCAGGTTGGTGGAAGGAATTTATTAAAAACATCTAATACTACCTTTATTAGTGCCGTGGGTTGGGGTTATGATTGGTCTACAACAGTTACTGTAGAAGCATTAATAGAAAGTGGTGAACCATTAATACGGTTAACAGCAACACAATCTGGCAATTATGATATGTATAAATTTGTAGATAATTTATTAAGTATTCCTTTAGTTGCTAATCAAAATTATGTAATAAGTTTAGATGTTAGAACCACAAAATCATATACTAATGGGTTAGTGTTTGATAAACTAGCAGCACCCGGTCAAGTTGTCACTGCGAATATTCCTAATACGAATGGTGCATGGCAACGTATATCTCTTGTAATAAATATAGCAACAGTACCTGCATCAGACGCATTTGTATTAAGTGTAAGCTTTGTAGCCGGCGATGTTATAAGTTTCAAAAATATAAAGCTTGAAATAGGCAACAAAGCAACAGACTGGACACCTGCGCCAGAGGATGTTCAAAGTCAGATAGATAGTGCTACAACAAGAATTTCCACCAATGAGGGTTCAATAACTTTACTTAACAATAGTATAGTGTTAAAGGCCACACAAACTGATTTTACAACTTATCAATCAACCGTAAGTGGTAATTTTAGTACAACTAATACTAATGTAACGACCGCTCAAACTCAGGCTAATCTCGGTGTTACAAATGCTGCTAGTGCTCAAGGAACGGCAAATACTGGGGTTACTAATGCCTTAACTGCTCAAACTGCTGCTAACCTTGCTAATACGAACGCAACAGCTTTAACCACTAGAGTAACTACCGCAGAAGCAACAATTGTAACTCAAGCTGGTCAAATTACCCTAAAAGCTACGCAGACAAGCTTAGATACCACAAATAGTAATGTCACAGGTGTAACCACCAGGATGACAACAGCAGAGGGAAGTATTACCACTCAAGCAGGACAGATATCACTTAAAGTTAGTGCCAATGGTGTAATTGCTTCTATTAATGCAAGCCCTGAAACAATCACAATAGATGCTTCAAATTTGAACTTAAATGGGCTTGTAACAATTACAAATTTATTAACTCCAGGAAGCGTGGTTATTGATGGCGGAAATATTAAAGGCGGAACTCTTACTCTTGGTGGGGCTAGTAATGTAAGTGGTATTGAATATATAAAAGATGGTTCTGGAAACAACTTAATAGTGCTAAGTAAAGATGGCATGTTAGCTAAGGATGGAATAATACAAATAGTATCCACTTACCCTGATTTATCACAATATGGCCAAGTACCAGGAGAAAGTAGAGTTACACTTAAAAGTAGTCAGTTGTTAGCTCATTATGTATCTTCAGGAGCTAATGGAACCTTTGATGCAACACTTGATTCCATACAGGGGTTAATACTTACAAGTGCTGGAGGTATTGGGGCAAATCCATATTATATTAAAATTGGTTATCCTCTAATTAGCGATGGATTTACCGATGTGACTTTTGATACGGGGATACATTTCAAGAAACGGTCTACTGGAGTATCTGCCTTTGATATTGGGGATGATGGTAGTATAAACTCAAAATGTTTTGCAGGAATGATTTCTTATATGGCAATGAATACTCCTCCAGTTGGATGGTTAAGAGCAGATGGTGCACCTGTAAGTAGAACTTCATATGCTAATCTGTTTGCCGCAATAGGAACCCTATGGGGGACAGGTAATGGGAGTACAACTTTTAATGTACCAGATTTAAGAGGCGAATTTATTAGAGGACTTAGTGATGGCTCACCACATGATACTGGTAGAGTATTTTCTAGTTATCAAGGAAGTCAAAACGTATCCCATCAACACAGTATTACACATATATGGAATGCTTATAGTGGAGGGGGAACAGTTCATACTTATTTAGGATATAACACATCAGCTACTGTAGGCAACCAATTTGCTACTGACAATACTGGAGGAACAGAGTCAAGACCAGAAAATATTGCTTTGCTTGCTTGCATCAAATATTAGGGGGTTTAATATGAAGATATACAATTATGACCAAGAAGGTTTATTTATGGGGGTATCAGAAGCAAGAGAAAGTCCCTTAGAACCTGGGATATTTCACATACCTGCCCTTGCTACTGACATTGAACCTCCCATTTGTTTAACAGCCCAGGTAGTAAGGTTTGCAAATAATAAATGGGGTGTAGAAGAAATACCTGATGAAGTAATTCCTGAGGTGATACCAAAGTCTGATAAGCAATTAATAATGGAGGAATTATTCTCCTTGGATATGGTTCTTCCAAGAGCAACTGAGGATTTGATAAATGCTATTGGATTGGATATAACAAAACTTCCTCAAATAATGCAAGATAGGCTTGCTAGAAAAATTGAATTAAGAAATGAACTTAAAATAATATCAACTTAGGAGCTAGCCGATAGCTTCTTATTTATTACAAAAAAATAATAGGCGCCTATCTCTAACATAAGCGCCTATAAAGGGGTTATAAAAATATCGGGGGATATTTAATACATTAGTATTATAGCCATAAATTTATAGTTTAATCATTGGAAGCTATCATTTAGTTTCTTTTTTATTACAAGAAATTAATAAGCACCTATCGCAATATAGGTGCTTATAAGGTTTATATAAATATCTGGAGAATTACACATACAGTATTTTGTCCAGATAGTTATAACTTATTCA